CATACGGCTAATCTAGGACTAACCCCTAATCAGAAAGAAGAAAATTATTTTAACGCAATAAAATAACACGGTTTTCTGTCTACTTATTTGACATTAGTCCAATTTTCAGTAAAAAGGAAATCACTTATCAACACTACTTATTTATGAGTCTTTTTCAAACTCATCTTGTATATATGCAAAATAGCTATCTGTGATAGGTATGTCTTGAGCAAATACAAATGTCTGAACACCACTTTTTCCATCACTCTTTTTTACAATTCTGATGTAACCTGCTTCTTGCAACTCCTTGTATGCTTTTCTATGAGCATCTCTTCCATTAGTTGACCTGTTTTCAAGCTCACTAATATAGATGCGCCAATCATCCTTATTGCTGAGAATTTCAGCTAACAACCCTTTAGCTTGTAAGCTTAAGTTTTTATCTTGTAAAAAGGTGTTATTCATAGAGGTATAGTTTTCATGCGTATTTGTGAAATATGTATTTCATCAGCAGTTAGCCTCCCATCGTTCTTCATTGATTTTTTTTAAAATGTCATATACTGGACTTTCGTCTGGTATAACGCAACCTGCAACGTCATCCAACTCCGTTCCATCTGACATCACATGTGTTACAATATAGTGTTCTTTAGCCATATACTTTCCTTTCTCGCAATCGCTAAAATTGTAAGAGTATCTGCAATTGTCAAACCTACCATGCTAGTAATCAAAACATCACTTAACTGATAGTATTTCCGTTGCCAATTGTTCACTAATAGTTGTTATATTCTATTAAGTTCTTTCATTATGTGGTATAATTGAAGTAATAATTTTCCTAAGTGCTCTAATGGGTTGCCGCCCTGAGCGCTTTTTTACTGCAATCCTCTCTATCTTTTGTTGCTCTTTTAGCAACTTCAACTATAAAAAAATTTACTAATAGGTTCGCCTAATTTTTTTGCAATCAAGTTAGCCTCAGATAAATAAAAGTCTCGTCCACCTGAGCGATTGAGCTTTTGATTGAATGTACTTTTATCGATTGATAATTCATTGGCCATCATCTGTTGTGTATATCCATGTTTTTCCATCAAAAGCTTCAATCCAAGGTAGGGTTTTGTGGCATTTTCTACCGCTGTCATATCGTCCTCCTTTTTTTATTTGTTGCTCTTTTAGCAACCTACGCATTTATTATATCTCTCGGAAGTTGCTTTGTCAACAACTTTTTTTACTTTTTATAAAAAAAAGTTGCGACAAAGCAACTTTTTTGGTAATATTACTTTGTAAGGAGGTGATTTCTTATGATTGGACAAAAAATAAAACATTTAAGAAGACAACACCATCTAACATTAGATGAGTTAGCAAAAAAACTAAATACAAATTATCCTGATACTTTTAATTTTAACAAGGGAAGACTTTCGAAGTGGGAAAACAATAAAGATGAGCCACGATTATCATCGATTGTTATATTAGCTGATTTTTTCGGAGTAACTGTTGATTATTTTACTGATAGTCAAATATGTATAGATGAAGAACCATCCAAAATCGTTTCTGATGATGTTTTAAAGTTAGACATAGAACTACACTCAGAAAATCACAAAAACTGGGTAAATTATGGAAATAAACTACTAGATAACCAACATGTAATAGATGAAAATACTATGTTTTTTTCTTATAATTACTACGATCATGCAGCCTCTGCAGGAACTGGTCAGTATCTTTCTGATATACGAGTAGAAACAATTGAACTACCTGTAGATTGTGATGCTGACTTTGTTATACCTGTATGTGGCGATTCTATGGAACCTAAATATCATTCTGGTGATTATGTATTTGTTAAATTGTCCGTAGAGCTATCAGACGGCGATATAGGCGTTTTTGAGTATTACGGTGACGCTTATATCAAACAGTTACTTATAAACAATGAGGGAGCGTTTTTACATAGTCTAAACGATAAATATAGTGATATCCAAATCGATAGAGATAGTGATTTTAGAATTATTGGGAAAGTTGTTTGTAGTTATAGAGAACAATAATTATATGTGTAATAACTAAATTATGGGGAATATATTATGAAAAAGTTAATTTATTTAGGACTAATTTCGCTGTCTACAACAGTGTTAGTTGCATGCTCTAGTACATCTTCAAATGCTATAAGTAAGAAAAAAGACGATAAAATAGAGAAATCATCTAAACCAGCAGAGATTAAAAAGAAAGAAGGAGAGATTCCTACAGAATATAAGACAGCACTAATAAAAGCTGGACAATACCTCGATACAGTAGGAATGTCAAAAGCTGGCTTAGAAAAACAGTTAGTAGAGTTTGAAAAATTCTCACCTGAAGCTGCAAAATATGCGGTAGATAACATAAAAACAGACTGGAACAAACAAGCACTTAAAAAAGGAAAGGACTATGTTAAAACTGTAGCCATGTCTCCTGAAGCTGTTAGAGGTCAGTTGGTTAACTTTGAAAAATTTACTCAAGCAGAGGCTGACTACGCAGTAGCAAATTTAGATAAATAAAAAAAGCCTTACCCTCTCCATGACCAAATTTCGAGAGTAAAGCTAAACTAATTTGAAAAATAACCTAAAACACCGTTACCGAAATAGGGAATAGGCCTTTTTTCTATACCCTATTCTACCATAATACATATAAAATAGGGAGAAGAACTATGAATAAAGTTGCTATCTATGTGCGTGTGAGTACAACAATGCAAGCTGAAGAAGGGTACTCAATTGATGAGCAGATTGATAAACTCACAAGCTATTGTAAAATCAAAGATTGGGCTGTACACGATATTTATAAGGATGGTGGGTTTACTGGGAGTAACATAGAACGTCCTGCGATGGAAAAACTCATATCTGATGCAAAACGAAAAAGATTTGATACTGTACTAGTCTATAAACTTGATAGATTAAGTCGTAGCCAAAAAGACACCTTGTTTTTAATCGAAGAAGTCTTTGGTAAAAATGACATATCTTTTTTAAGTCTCAATGAAAGTTTTGATACCTCAACAGCTTTCGGTAAAGCTATGATTGGGATATTATCAGTATTTGCTCAACTAGAACGGGAACAAATAAAAGAACGTATGTTGCTCGGTAAAATTGGAAGAGCAAAAACTGGTAAAGCTATGATGTTCAGCAAGGTATCGTTTGGTTATACATATGACAGGTTAAAAGATGAATTAGTAGTAAATCAAGCAGAATCTATAATTGTTAGGAAAATATTTGAGGCATATCTTGGCGGTCTCTCCCTTAATAAATTAAGGGATTATCTGAATAACAATGGAATATATCGAGGCGATAAACCCTGGAACTATCAAGGATTAAGGAGAATATTATCTAATCCTGTTTATATTGGCATGATTAGGTATAGAAAAGAAATTTATCCCGGTAATCATCAAGCAATTATTGATATTGATGATTACAATAAGACACAAGAAGAATTAAAGAAAAGACAAATAACGGCTCTTGAGTTCAGCAACAACCCTAGACCGTTTAGAGCAAAATATATGTTGTCTGGAATTGCAAAATGCGGCTACTGCGGAACACCGTTGCAAATTATCTTAGGCTCAAAACGCAAAGATGGCTCAAGAAACATGAGATATCAATGTATAAATCGTTTTCCTAGAAATACAAAAGGTGTTACTGTTTACAACAATGGCAAAAAATGTAACTCTGGATTTTATGAGAAAGCTGATATTGAGGAGTTTGTAATAAACCAAATTAGAGTTCTACAGCTTAATAGCAATAAACTAGATAATTTATTTGATAAGCATCCATCAATTGATATTAAAAGTATTGAAAGGCAAATCTCATCACTAGACAATAAATTAAAGCGACTCAACGATTTATATCTAAATGATATGATTGATCTAGAAGAGTTGAAGAAACAAACTCAATTACTTAGACAACAAAAAACAATGCTTGAAGATGAGTTGCTAAATAATCCAGCTATCACACAAGAGAAAAATAAGAAACACTTTAAAGAGTTTCTAGCTACAAAAGATATTACTAAACTAGATTATGAAACACAGAAAAATATAGTGAACAACTTAATAAATAAGGTTTTTGTAAAATCAGGCTATATTAAAATAGAGTGGAAAATTCCTTTCAAAAAAGCATGAGTTTTAGTCACCAAACATTCTAAAAGCGTAAATGCTTTAACCCTTAGCTTTTGATACGTGCAAAATTTCCTTATTATCTTCAAAGAGCACAATTTTATTTTTACTTTCTTCAATACGAATATTAACACCATTTGCTTCTAATATTTTTTGATCAGTTTGCACAGCCATTCTAGCTAATATCAATACTTCTTGCTCATGTTGCCTTCTTGCAATATGGGATTGTTGACGATTTATTTCACTTATTACTAATCTTGTAATAGTAACTAAAATAGCTAATCCCACTAGGCTTTCCAGTAAAATATAGGCTCTAATTTTCTTTCTTACGATAATTACCACTTCCTATATATAATTGATACGTGACAGTTTTTCTATAACATTCAAATTGAATTTTTGCCAAGCTTGAATTCCCTCCATTAGCGTCAAATGCAAGTGTGTCACTTTTGACTACTTTTACAGTTTTAGGTAAATAAAGTCTCTCATAAGTATTTTCGAGATAATTATGAGAGATTGTAAGGGTTTGTTTCTTCTGACCAAATGCACTCAATTTCTGAGTATCTCTATAAAGATGTTCAAAGGATATGAAGAAAATTGTTTCTTCAACCTGCCTAAAAATATTATTAAATGATGTTGAAAATACTAACGTCATAAATGCCACTACTGATAATACAATAAGGCTCTCCAAAACAGTAAATGCTTTAACTTGAAATTTTCTGAGAACCATTGGAACTGTCTTTATAATAATCTAAATAGGCTTTTTCTTGCTTTTCAGTAATATATCCTCCAGATTTTAGAGTGGATAAACTAGCTTTTCTACCTGTTTCTTGCAGTTCAAAAAGTTCGGCTTGACTTTCTACAACCTTGACAACAGCGGCATTTCCAGTTCTTGTGACACTTTCCTTTTGTTTTGATAAATTGGGTACAAACAATAACAACAAGACCGAAATAATGATCAAAACAACTAACATTTCAAATAGCGTATCTAAAACTCTTATTTAATAGGAAGAAATCTCTTTTATAACATCATCAAATGCCTCGATACTTACTACTTCATGAGGTTGTACTTTTTCACCCTCTAATACAAAATCAAATACCTTATCATTCTTTCTAACTACCCTAACCGTATCACTAAACCAACCTTTAGCTTTACCCTCTAAAAAAATATATAATGTGTCATTCATTTTACTTGCCTCCTTACTTATCTATTCGTAAAAAGTACAAAAAAACCTAGATTTTTTTCTAGGTTTTTATTTTTTATACCGGTTTCTTAGAAATTGTATAGGTTACTCCATTGATGGAAATTTCAACTCCTTCAATGTTGACCTCAATTTTGTCAGACTGACCGACATCCGTGACGGTCAGCTTGTCAAATTTATCAAGTGAGCCATTTTCTGCCTCGATTGATTTAAGACGACTAGACATACCAACTAAGTAATTATCATAGCCACTTGCTGCATAGTCATAGACTGCACCACCTACCTTAAACATGCCTTTGATAGCATCGCTGAAAGTTTTTGCTCCACTAACTTTGTAAGAACCATTAGCACGTAACAAGTAAAACCAATCTGTAAGAAAATCATCTACGCTTGAATAGTGCATATAATGCCCACCCTCATTAGATGGTCGAGCTATACCTTGTGTAACAGTCACACCACTTGGACGCTCTCCTTTACCAGTCCAGGTCATACCGCCCCAGTTGTTATCAGCTTTACCAACTGCTGATGTACCCCAAAGACCCTCAAAGTGCAATACAGTAATTGCATAGCTTGGTAAAATATTATACTCCTTACATTTTGATAGGATAACATCAAGGACAGATTTTTTCAAAATCGCCCCATTAAAAGATAGGTCTCCATCTTCTTTGGTGATTTTGGTGTCTGTCGCTTTACCAGTTGCCCCAGTTTCTTCTTTTTTAGGGGTAGTGATGGAATTTACCACATCACTTTTTGGCTTGTCTGTGGGCGTTTTAGGGGCGTTAGATGATGTCCCACCTTTTAGCATTTCAGTAACACGTTTTTGTACTGCATCATAATTAGAGCCTAATGACTTTTTACGCTCATCACCGTTACCATGTTTGCCTGCAATTACCTCTTTAGCCAGCTGGTCAATCGTCTTTTTAAGTGTCGTAACCTTACCATTGATGACTGCCATAACAGCCTCGTATTGATTGCCAAGAGCTGCCTTGCGGGTATCTCCGTTACCGTAAACACCTGCCAAGGTCTCTTTAACCAATGTGTCAAGGCTTTTTCCAGTCGTTGAGGTTGAGGACTGATTAGCTAAGCGGTAAACATAACAATACATCCAACCACTAGCCGCAGCTGTCTGATTGTAGTTGTTTACAGTGATACCGTTTCGGGCATAGTTACAGTGGATGATATTATCTGGGTCTACAAAGATACCAGTGTGACCACCAGCGCCACTAGACTGTCCACGGCGACCCCAAATAAATACATCTCCACGTTTAGCGTTCCAGTCTTGGTTTTCTGCAATAAGCTTATAACCATTCTTTATGAGCCAATCATGCTGATATTCGGTGTTTACAGCCCATCCTGCTGTAAGTGCTCCTGCCGACATTAAGGCATAATAAACAGAACTAGAGCAATCATAAGAACCCGGACCGTTTCGGTAGTCCATAGAGTATGTAACTTTTCCAGCTCTCGATGACATCCATGCGATGGCTGTTTCAATATTTATTGCCATTATCTTCTATCTTCCTCCTCAAAAAATAATTTAAAAAAGGGGTCAAGCATGATGGCAATAAAAGCAAGTGGATATAACATCAAAGCTAACATTAGCAGTAATACCACTTTTCCCATTGTTTTCATGCCTGCCTCCCCTACTATTCGTTTTCTGCTTGATAATTCTTACTGGAAATTCCAAGTACAGTACCTGCAAATGTTGCAAATAGAGCAATCGTTCCTGTAATAGCTGTTGTATCAAATTTATACAAAGCACCAAGCCCTGTAATTAGTGTGATGCCTGCTGGCACAACAACTGTAACTGCTTTTTTTGCTACATCATACTGTCCGTTTGTTAGTTTCATGTATTTGTCTCCTCTCTCAAAGGTAAATCTATAAATTCCTCTTTGTACATCATTTCAATCTCACCATTTCCATCTAGCATTTTATAAGAGTCAAAAAGTTTGGTTATCTCCCTCTTTTTCTCTAGAGTAGTTGAACCATTCTTAATCTCTTTAGTCATGTCATGGAACAGTCGATAGCGTGTGATGTCCTTTGAGTTAATTTTTACTTTGGTAAGCTCATCTACATTGATTGATAAATCTGCCCTAATTTTTATGGTGTCATTTTTTAATACTTCCAATGACTGAATAATCTCGGTATGTCCTCGCTTGACCTCATTATCTTTGTTACTGATAAAAAAATTAGAAATGGTACTAATCAGCGTACCGAAAAAACCACCAGCAACCGTGATAAGAGCAACTAATACTGCGCTATCTTTTAACCAAGGTGGCACTAAATAAACCTCCTTAGTCAGATACTTCCATTTCCTCTGCCTCAAGTTCTGCTAAAATCTCATCCTCGATTTTATAGCGCAACTCTCGCAGCTCTTGCTCATGCTTGCGCATGTCTGGTCGGTGTTTAGCATAAAGCTCTGGCTCGTGTAATGTTTCATAGACTGTCGATACTGCATCATTATCTGTATTGATTACCGTAGTTTTTACAAGCCTTTCCTGTTTGTCTTCGGTGACGAAAAATTCTGCCGTTGTTTGGCGTGTTTTGTTGATTTTTAACATAATCTTTACCTCCTTTATGTATATCTTTATTATCTACAAATTAGATGGGTTTTTTTACGTTTATACCATCAATATTTTTTAAAACCACTTCTAAATATGAATGATTTTTTGACTCAGGATTATAGTTAAGAGATTTATCTTCAGTCATATTTTTCCTTTCTTTATACGCAGAATGATATTTGTCCTGTCAATGTTCTGTCTACGGTGATAGATTGATATAACACATTCATTGTGCCATCTGAGTTAATTTGTATTTTAGCTGACTCGGTTTGAGCTACAGACCATGCTGCCATATCAAACATCATTTTGTTTCTTGGCATCATGTTTGATGGTAATGTACCTAGTGATATATTTGCTGTTCCTTTTTTTATAGGAACATCGTACAATTCAATATACACTACTTCTCCTACGCGTTTAGCATTAACACCTGTAGCACCAGTACTAACCCAACCTGTATTGAAAAGGTTAGGGTGGTCAGCCTTAGCATACTCTACCCACTTAGTCCAAATGCCATTAGTTTTAGCTCGCAAAAATAGTGTCCTTGTGCCGTCACGCTCAGCAAAATACTGTACAACTTGTGTTCCACCTCTAATGGCATGCAACAGACCCCATCTCCCCGATGGGTTATTAGGTGCAGAACTTGACTTATGATAATATCCAGTCACTACATGCGTATCAAAATCGCTCTCATATTCAACAAAAGCCGAGCCTGTATTATCCGTCAATTGGTGCTGTTGGATAGGTTTATTACCAGCAAAGATATCCCCTGCTACATCTAGAGACCCAGCTTTACCTTGCTCAACTACTTTACCAATCCCAACACGACCATCTTTGTCATAACTCATTACCACACTCTCTGTTGCAACAGTCGCTGAAAACTCAATGCTAGTAAATTTGTCAGCCAACGTACCAATAACCGTAAACGATTTGTTAGATGGATAATTACCTGCCATATTAGCAGCTGAATTAGTTAGCGTATGTTGGGTTGTAAAAGTACCTGTGGCACTACCATTATCAGCGGTATAACTTGTGCTACCTAGCGGGGCGACCTTAAATGTCAAGGTCATCACATTTTTTTGGCTAGCAGATAGCGTGATAGGGGCTATTTTAGCGTTTCTGACAATCTGAATGATGTTTGGGGTCTCCCTTGTCCTAACTGCCGTAAAGCTCAAAATAGGGGCAAAATACTCAATCACATTGATAGTAATGTCTCTTGTGTCTGACTGTCTGCCTCGACTATCAATGACACTTGCGCGGATAGTAGCAGAGCCGCTGAAATTCATAACCCCTAAAGTTCCGCCATTCGTATTTGTGATTAAGTTTTTATTTACAATCTCTGCCTTATAACCTGTGATAGTTGAGCTATATGCTCCACTAGCTCCATTAAAGTTTACCTGGATATTAGATATAATCTGTAAAAAGTTATTACCAGTTAAAAGACCTCTAGCAACTCCATTGGTATCTGTCAAAGTGACGCCGGAAAATGTAGGTTTCATGCTTGTTGGTACGTTTGCTGTAAAACCTACTTGCTGCGTACCTGTCTTGGTACTGCCACTATATGTATCAACGTAAATTGTACCAGTACCACTTGTACTGTTAGGGATGTTATTAGCAAAATCGTTTGGGATTGTCCAAGTTGTGGATGTGTCTACATTAGTTGCAATAGTACCTGTTTTATTACCCCAACTATACCTCAACGTGTGTTTAAAACTAGCACTTTGACGACTAATATTAATAGTGACAGCACTACCAATAGTGCCAGCGCTCACACTAACAGAACTTGAGCGAGGAATTGTAGTAAGAGTAAACGTATGACTTCCAATGGTAAGAGTTCCGGGAGACCAACCGCCGCTCCCGCTAAATCTAGCAGACAGAGCAAAACTTTTTTTACCATCAGCATTGTGAGCAATTGTGACAGTTTTGTCAATCAGCATCAGTGTACTATTGTTACTCAAAACGGATGGGCGACCTGTCCAGCTATGTCTCTGACCGTTGACATCAACATACGCAGAGCAATTGTATGATGCAAATGTAGTAGTACCATTTAACAATGCTAGCCTTACCCTAACTTGACTACTATTTCCTCCAATATTTTGAGAGGTTTGGTCAATCCATAACCTAATACGATAACCTCTATCATTGTTTGACCAAAATTCAGCCATTATTTCCCTCCTTATCCAACATACCTAATCACATTCATATCAGCGTTTAAGTGATACTGTTCTGTTCTAAATTTTCCAATCTGTACCGACACTGTAAATATACCGTTGTCAATATGGATAACACCTTGACTAATATACATAACTTCCTTACCAGCCGAAAACATAGAAATTCTATCACTAGATACCTTGATAGTTGAACTTGCATCATTTTTACCAATAATTAAGCCCTCATTAGTACTTTTCATATAGGTATCAATAAATGTTTTTAACTCTGCTAGTCCTCCAAATTGAGTTGTTAGTAGCTCAATTCTTCTGCCAGCTTCAATTAAATCTTTTTCAGATTGTGCTACATCTTTTTTATTTTTTGCAACAAATGAATTATAGGCTTTCTCTAGCTCGCTAAACGCCTCCATAGAAGCTTTAGCTTGCATTTCAGCTTCTAATATTTGATTACGTTCATTAAGAGCGTTGAGTTGTTCTTGAGTTAGAGACTGGTCAGCTTTAGAATCAATATCAACTTGAATATCAGCTAGTGCTAAATAGTGGTCTGTTGCGACATTACCAGTCTCTAACTGTACGTCATCAATTGCTAAAATCGCGTTTGTTGTAAAGTTGTAAGCGTAGATGTAAAAATTAACACCTCTTACAAAGTCAGCTATTTCTCCATCGAAAGGAACAGCTACACTAACACGTTGCCACTTGCCAATCTCGAAGCTACTAGTATCAAATTGAAATTGACCAGAATGAAAATTTGGTTTACCACTTTTATCAAAGTAATAAAAACCACCGAACAATTTTGTTCCAGCGTCAGTTACAAAGACATCTGCTGATAAAATAAAATTGTTTGTTGTTTGGGGCATTCTGTCACCTAAAAATTGGCGTATTCCTTTCCAATTTCGACTACCGTTAGACTCGTTGTAGATAATTGCATTCTTTCGACCTGCGTAGTCTGCCACATAAGCATGATATGAGGTTGTCGCATTAGTTGCTCCACCATTGTATGTAGCCCAGTTTACCGCTGTTGTATCGTAAACTTGACCATTTACTGTAAAGCTATCGCCTTTAGCTACTTTTTCAAAATTACTGTTAAGCAGTAAGTTTCTACCCCCAACCTCGACTGTACCAACCATATCAACCCAGCGATATTTTGTTGGGTCTGTGCTATCAGCCTGCGTGTAATCTGTGTATGTGCCTAAATACCGCTTGTTACCTGTTTGGCTAGTGCTAAAACCTGTTCTACCGTCTGCACTTTCTGCGTAGGCAAAGTGGACATAGGTCGTTCTTCCATCTGCTCCATTCGCCCCCGGTACACCATTAGCTCCATCCGAACCTTTCCACTTTGTCCAACGATAAGCAGCTGGGTTATTGCTATCAACGGCATTGAAATCTTGATACATACCAATATAGGCTTTAGTCTGGTCTGTTTGACTGAAACCTCCACCTGTAGCATTGTCAGCATAGGCAATGTGAGTGTATTGAGTTTTTCCATCAGCCCCTTTTGCTCCTGGTATTCCTTGTTCACCTTTAGCACCTTGAATACCTTGGATGCCTTGTGCCCCAGTCGCTCCCTTTTCACCATGTACACCAATCACTGCTGGTGTAGTTTCCTTGCTTGTACCATTGGTGTATAACTCAACCCGATAATTCCACAAATAGCGTTTATCCGTTGAAATCTGTTGTGGTGTTGTTGTCCATCCGGTTGTGGTTTTAGTAACTCCAGACGATGCCGTAGTAGCTAGGTAGTAGTTAGTGACATTGGCAATACCATTCCCATCTGCACCTTTGATAAGTGTCCACTTATATACTCGATAATCTGTACTATCAGCCTGTGTGTAGTCTGTGTATGTGCCTATATGAGTTTTATTAACACTATCCGTTGTACTAAACCCTTGTGAGCCGTCATTTGACGTGGCATAGGCAATATGCAAGTATGGTGTGCGACCATCTACACCAGCTTTACCAGCTACACCATTTGCCCCATTTGAGCCTTTAACAAGTGTCCAAGCATAATCTGTTGGGTTGGTGCTGTCTGCACTATTGAAGTCCACATACATACCAATATAGGCTCTGTCAGATGCACTTACAGAGAAATCTTTAGAACCGTCTGCGCTGTTACTATATGCAATGTGAGTGTACTGCGTACGACCATCAACACCATTTTTACCGGGTAAACCTTGCTCTCCTTTTTCTCCTTGCAAGCCATCAAGTCCACGTTGTCCCGGGTCTCCCTTATCGCCTTTTTCTCCCTTAATTTTCGTCCACTTGTACCGTGTTGGGTCTGTACTATCATTTTGCTCAAAGTCAGTATAGATACCGATATAAATCTTATTGATTGAGCTATCAAGACTAAATCCATCAGTTCCTGTTGCATTATTAGCCCACGCTGTATGAACATAAGGTGTGCGACCATCTCGCCCGGGTGTTCCCGGTGTTCCAAGTTTGCCATCAACAACATTGACAAGAGAAATCTCATCAACAGCAACCTCATCATTGCCGATATAAGCCGCAACTGTCAAAGTAACTGTATCAACTACGCTTGAGCCTTTGACAAGATAAGTCATACCTGTTGTCACTTCTCCATCAAGAGACCAACGCCATGTAACACCAGCTACTACTGGCTTACCTCCTTTGTACAAAGTTGGTGTCACTAAACTTTGCCCAATTTGATTTTTGAAAATAACTCCATTATCAGTTGATAACTTAATAGTGTAAGGTTTTGCAGCCTCAAAAAGTCGCTCAAAAGCTGCTTGAATACCATCAGATAAAATATTTTCAAGTGCTTTGAAATTTGAAAACGTGGTCTTGTTACTATTTGGATTTGTAAAACTGATTTTCTGGTATGATATCCTAGCTGTAATCAACAAAATAGGGTTAAAACCATCATCATTTATTCTTATAGTATCGCCAATCTCAGCATCAATGAAACCATCTACCTCATAGGTTAAAGCGGGATAAGCGTTTTTCTTGAGGTCACGAATACCAGCCGCTCGAATAACAGTAGGGTTATCACTATCAACCTCAATATCCTTTCTTATCCACTGGTCATTGGTTGTTTTACTCGTAAAGGCTGATGGGTACATTTGCATTGACAACGGTGCATAAAGCATTTCTCCACGTTGGTAAAATTCACGTACTCCGTCTGCATTATTTTCTGACCATGCACCTAAACTACCAATAGTTACAACAGTTTCTACCTCTTCACCTTTGGCGTTTTTTGTTTTCCCTTTGCCTGTTGGTCGGATAGCATTATAGATACCTGTTTTATCAATCTTACGCTTAATTGATTTCAGATTTTTACCGTAAGTTAGTTGGATATCATTTCTAACACGCCCCACCCCTTGATGATTGTCATCGTACTCATGGTAAACATTAACTCTAAAGCTCTCGATGGTGCTGTCATCATTCAACTGGGTTTCAAAATCAATTTCTGCATCAAACTTAGTTGCGAGGCTTAATAGGCGGGCAAGTTTTGTGTCTTGCCCTTCCCATTCAAGCGTGCGTTTTTGGTCTGAAATTTCATTGATACCAACAGAAAGATAAGTGAAATTCAACAAATCCATTGCATCGCAATACTCAACAAAAGACATAGCTTTAGTGGCTTTATATGGGTTAGCATACTCATTGTTAAGCTCAAGATTGAGATTTTCACAATAACATTTGATGGTTTGCTCATTTTCTTCAACTGTCATAACGCTAAAGACATAACTCTTTCCATGATATTTAAAAGAAACAAAAGCTTTCTCGTTTAGATAGTTATAGGTTTTTTGCGAGGCTGTATCTGATTTAATTGCCTTTTTATATACTGTAAATTCAAAGGTTGATGACCCTGTTGCTAAGTCTCTAGTCCAAGTGTCGCTATAGTAATTTAAAGTGCTCTGCTTATCATTATCAATAAATGCTACCTTTTGTAAGTTTGCATCATGGATTGTTAAAAGCATTTTATAACCACCTTTCTTCAAATTCTATGTTTACTGTTGGTTTATTTTTCACAAAGCTAGATACATATAACTCTAACTGACTTGTTCCGGGTGGGATGGATACCCATTTAGAACCATCCACAACCTCTCTAGCTTTTGTGATACCATCAATATATACAGTGTCATCTTCACTATTAATAACAACGTTAGAACCAATAGCAAACCGATTAGGGATATCTTTTGTTACTGACACAAAATCCTTTCGATAAAAAATACTATCAAGATAATTGTGACTAACTAATGGTTTATTCCCAATTGCCCCAATCGTAACATGGATGTTAGCGGACTTTTTCCCTTTTATTTCTGGAATAGTAAATACTGGATATGACCCCCACCAAAAAACCCGTACTTTGTCATCATTACGTTTGAGGTCTGACCATCCTCTCGTACTGTTAAATGGGTTGTGATGATTTAGATGAGTTCCCGTAAATGTCCATCGTTTAAGGGTGTTATACCCGCCCTTTCCGTCACTAGCCATAAAATTATATTCACAAGATAATCCATGAGCTCGTTTATAAGTTTCTACACCGTATAGAAAGTTTCCATCTGTATCAGATACTGAAACTTTCATAAATCCGTATTGATTGGCTGCACCTAGCCAAAAAATTTGCCTCCACCAAATATAATCATTTAGTGAGCCTGTCTCCCCCGAACTGTCTGCTGGGATTGTCCAAGTTAAACTGCCTGCATTATACCCCGATGTAGTTTCTCTACCTTGTAAGTGGATATGTTGTCGACCCCATACACTAATTGTGTTTAAACTACTGTTTAGATTCTGTAAGGTATCATTGTTAATAGCTTGATTTTTAGTTGCTCTGCTAAATCCTGTCAAAATGCTATCGTCTCGATAATCTAGCAGTAGTTCTGATTGTTTTACCATTTCAGTGTCTACCTCTTCACGATTACCAAGTTCAAAAGCTGAGTTCTGATTTACTAAACCAATATAACCATTTTCTGCATTATGCTTAACGGTAATAATTGGATATGCTGGGGCTGTTCCATTATTTGTTAAAGTAAATAGCATCTTATCAGACATTTGTGTTGCATCAGTACCACTATCTAGTTTTTTATACGTTGAGCTATGAGCAACACCATCTGGTATAAGGATTTTTAGTTCTGAGCGTTGGAACCATCTTGTCAAGTTTTCTGGGGTAATGTCATCTATCGGTAGCCCCATATAATACTTATCCGGCTCATCACTATAAGTAATTTTTACAGGCTCTAAAACATCTAAAACACCAGCTAGCTCATGTTTTAATTGTTCCATTTCCATTGCATTTGTCGTTTTTAAGTCAAATTTAATGGTATGTTCTTTTTCACCACGTTTCACTTGTTGAACATTAATACCCAATAAAGGAGCGTTATCAACCGATACGCTCCTTTTGTTTCCAATTGGGCGGATAATCTCTGTAATTCTAAAGAAACGTGACATATCAATACCATTGAATGTCATTTCTTTTGTCATATAACTATCCCTCTCATTCTATTTTTTCGTCTAGTTTGCTCTGTTTGGTACTGGTCATATTTATCGCCTGTTTTGGCAACTAATGTGCCATCATCAAGTATGAGTTCTGATGGTCGCTCTACTGCTTTTTCGGCAATATCAAGAGCTTTTTTCATAAGGTCGTTACCTTTCTCTTTAGCAACTTCTACTTTAGTTTTAATAGCGTTCTCAAAGTCAGATTTAACCTGTACCACCTTAGATAACTTGGTTTTACCAACACCGATAATATCCTCGGCTTTGTAGCTAAATGCCTGTATATTGTCATACATGCCACTCATAGCCTTATCAACATATTTAGTGTTCTTCTCAATACCAACAGCAACCCCCATTGGTAAGTAGCGCCCTACGCTGTCTCTAAATAATCTTGATGGTGAGTGGATTTGCGCTTTAGCTCGTGCTGCTCTTTCGGCTTGAGCTACTAAGGCATTAGCTGCGGCTGTTACAGCCCCTAAAGCTGACATCATACCTGCAGCTAATCCTTGTCCAATCATTGCACCAATACCGCGCATTGCCCCTACTCCACTCATTCCAGTAGCTCGTACTGCATTCATGAGGGCTTGCATTGCTCCTGTTGATTGCCCAATGCCTCCTCTAATACCTTGAGCAATGTTTTGAGCTGTTTGCTGTCCGATTTGACGACCTTGCGATTTCATCTGACTACCAACTGACCTAATAACAGCCAGAATAGCTTGCATTGATGATTGCACTTGTCCACGCATAGCATGAAAGGCTGAAATAACAGCTTGGGTACTAGTTGCCATATTTCTTACTTGAGATGAGGCGTTAGTTGCACTAGATGATACTTGCATAAAACTAGTAGATACAGTCATGAGAGCTGTGCCAACAGCCAAAATCCTTGAACCTAACATAGCAAATGAGGTGCTTGCCATTGTCATTGATGTTGTAATAGTCATGACACGCGCATTAAATGCCGTGATAAGACCACCAACAGTAGAAAATGCTGTACTAATAAGCATTGCCCTTGAACCGAATACGGCAAAACCTGCACCCGCCATCATTAAAGCTGGTGTAATAGTCATGATTTGAGATTTAAACATAGCAATAGGGGCATTGATAGCAGATAACCCTGCTACGCCACTTATTGCTTGTGCTGTAAAGCTCGCAAATCCAGATGCTGCTGTTGTCATCATCATTGGTAGTGTACCTACTGATGTTGATAAGGTAGTAATTCTAGTAGAAAATGCTGTTAGTCCTGCAACGGCTGTGGTAGCTGCGGTTGATACTGTACGCATACCAGTACCTAGCTTAGTCATACCAGTCCCTGCTTGTGCTAATCCTGCTGATTGCCCTGCAATCTTACCAACACCAACTGCAACAGCTGCAAGTGATGCCGCCATATCTCCAAGGTTTGTATTGGTAATCTTAACAATACCGCTTGCTAATTGGTTGAACCCTTTACCAGCATTTAAGGCAGCTTTACCAATTGAGTTGATAACATTTGATACACCGTCAAGGACAGATTTAATCGAGCTACCAACACTTTTAATGACATTTCCGATACCCTCAAAGGTTGATTTAATGGAGTTTCCAACACTTTTAAAAACGTTAGCAACACCATCTAGCACTGATTTAATGGCTGTTCCAAAACTCTGTACTACTTGAGCTGCACCGGAAAGAGCAGATTGAATACCTTGTCCAATACCTTGAGCTGCAGTACTTATCGCTTGACCTGTAGCAGTAATAGCTCCTTGGGCGTTAGCAAAAGCATTAACCAATACCGATAAGCCAACCGCTGCAATCGCTATACCTGCACCAATTAAGGCAACAGATGCACCAAAAGCTAAGATACCGGCAGCACTCGCTGTTAAAGCTGGACCTAATAATGCAAATATACCTGCTAAAGCTGCTATACCAACACCAAGTGCCAACATTGCAATTTGTGCACCAGTACCAGCACTTGCCAGCTGTGTTGCAGCTTGAACCAAGATATAGATACCAGCAGAAGCCAAAGCTACACCAGCACCAACCATAAGCATTGCAGCACCCATAGAAAGCCACTGCGTAGGACTTGCCATAGCTGCTGCTTGACCAAATCCCTGTGCAACTGTTGATAAGGCTGTACCAAGACCTTGTAAAACAGTAGATATGCCCTGCGCTATTGAGGTTATTAACGTACCTAGACCAGAGAAGACTTGCTCAATAATACCTTTGGATTTAGTTGCTGACTTACCAGCACCATTAAAAGCATCTTTAGCATTTTTCTTGAATAGCTTGAATGGATTTAAACTAGATAAAGAACTAAAGCTTTTAAATTTTGAAATCAGCATAGCTAAAGCTGGCATAATCAAAGTGAACATAGATGGGTCTAAGCCAGATACAAATTCTGCAATCTTAGAAGCCACCTCACCAATGACTTTTGCAACTTCATTAACCTTATTTCTAAAAGTCTCACTAGTTGTGTATGCTTGGATAAACCAACCAACTAACATACCAATACCAGCGATAGCTAGCCCCCATGGGTTAGATAAAGCTGTTTTTAGTAAACCAAACGAATTTTTTAACCCCTTGATGGCTTTAGTTGCTGTCGATACTGTTTTAAACGCCCCAACCATACCAAGTACAGCACCAGCTATTGTTTGGATTGTGCCGGGTGGCAAGTTTGCAATAAAATTAGATGCCTTGGTCGCTGCTTCAGCTAACCATTTAGCAATTTCTCCGATTTTACTTCCTAATTCACCAAAATCAATCTCTTTACCTCTAGTTAAACTATCCCAAACGTGCTCTGCAGCATCCTTTATGTGGGCAAAAGCATTGGAAATTGCCGATATAGCCCCGGTATCTTTAAAGCTATCCCACATCTTTTTAGCAGCTTTGATAGCATTGGCGACAAAGTCTGTAATTATTGGTGTAATTGTTTCAAACGTACTATTAATAGCTCCTTTTAAACTATCAATTGTCTTTGCAATACTACCTAATCCTGCTTTAGCAAATCCGTTATCTATAGCTTCAATCATATTGGCTAAATTTTTGATAACAGCATTTTTTAGGTTTGCAAATGATGTACTAATACCAGCGCTGTTCTTCTTGGCGAGTTCTGCAAATCCATTTTGACCCTCGTTGAGCTCAACAAATTTTTTATTTAACTCATCGATGGTGATTTCTCCACTTTTTAGGGCATCAAATAAATCTGTTTTAGCGGACTTACCTGTAAATCCAAAAGACTTAGCTACTTTATCTAAAGCTACTGGCATAGTTTCCATCAATGTTCGCCAGCTCATCATATCAACCTTACCTGTTGATAACATTTGGGTATATTGTTGCATACCCCGGCTAGTATCTGACAAACTTGCACCGCTAGCTAGGAAAGCATTATTAAGAGCTACAGCTGACTTGGCTGCACTAGTTGCACTACCTGTTAGAGGAGCAAACACTTGAGCTGATTTGGTAATATCACTAAGCGTTGTTGGCAACCCATCAATACCGTCACTGAGTAATTTTGTTGATTTAGCTACATCTTTAGCTGAATAGCCTAGCGCATTCATGACTACTGGATATTTCTTGAGAGTATCAAAACGGTCTATTGCTCCACCAACAGAGTTATTAACCATCTGCATACCCTTTTGTACTAAAGCACTAGCAACACCCATAATAGTGCCAAAACCAAGGGCAGATTTAGAACCTTTACCAAATCCTAGCGATGAGGTATCACCTAATCCCTGCAATAAACTTTTTAATGATTTAACTCCCTGTTGGGCACTTGTACCATCAAGGTCAACTGTGATAGTAACTTTTCCGTCTGCCATGTTCTACCTCCTCTCCATATTAATTTTTGGGTAATGCGTATTGCTCCTGTAATTCACGCATCTTTTGTTTTTCTTTAGCATCTTCCCCCTTTGAGGGTCTCCATGCTCTAATTTTCATAACTTCAACAAACTTTGTTCCATCTGGTAAACCAGATAATAAAGCGTTAAATTTCTGCCAATGTAATCTCCCTTGTTCTTCAATCAAATCAATGTTATAAGCTTGCATAAACGATGAAAAAATGTACTCACCATCATATTTGATATTAAACAAAGGTTTATCATCGCTATCTGGGTCATCCTTAGGTCTTTTAGGCATTACATTACCCTCAATGTCATATCTATCAACTTCATCAATAGCTCTAGTAACTTGTATGTGTTTCTCAAATACTTCTGCATAGATAGCTAACGCCTCCTCAGTATCCATATCCTTAAAAATCACATCATTAGTTAATTTGGCTAAAGCTAATTTAGGTTTTAGTTCCATTGGGATATGTTCTTTATTCCACATATCAAAAACCCACAAGACCCTGTCAAACGATAATAAAAGCTGATACTCTTTATCTTTAAGTACCAGCTTGTCATCCATTTTTTTGGAAATATCAAACATTATTCAGCAAGATACTTCTTGAAATTTTCATCGTTTCGTTTTTTATCCCATTCTTTTTGAATGGCTGTTGAAATCTGCAAGAAAACATTTAGATAGTTCCATGTGTGTTTGCCTACTGCCTCATAGATTTTTTGTGGGGCATCTGCATCAAATAGAATTTCAAAGAATTCATCAATTAGCGCTTTAATATTAGCCCTAATTTCTCGGTCATCCATTTCTTCTTCTTTGTTCTCAAGAACATTTGCTTTTTCCATAAGTTCTTGTGATTTGATGCGCAACTTATCATCTTTTTCATCATCTGATAAGTAATCTAGATGGAACTCACCAAAATTAAAAGTAAGTGCCTTTGTTCCTAAATTAAGATTAATAATATTGTTTGACATGTTATTTTCCTCCAAAATGTCTGTTAGTTAAACAATTGGTTACCCACCAACACCAGACTCGATAGGCTCTTTAATCCATTTAAGCGTACAACCAAATTCTTCATACGATGTTGCATCTCCTGCACCTGCTTTGATTTCAGATGCGTTAGCAACTTGTGTATAAGTCTTTTTGTTATCAGCTGTTGTCACTCGATGCCACACACGGCGTGCATCACCAGTTTTATATTTCATAGCTGCAATCATCGCTTGAGCTTCATCTTCTGGGTCAAACAAACCCTCAAATGAGTAGCCACCAACAACAGACAATACAGTTTCTTCTGGTGTACCATCTCCATCATAGTAACCAGTGTCATCTGTATCTTCATCTGTTTCATCATCAATAGTTTCAATATACTTAGCTAGGCGTTTCCATGCGCCCTCATCTGGCACTTGAGTTGGGTTCTCAGGGTCAAATGGTGCAATTTCGTGTTTACGCTTGGCGTTTTTATTTCGTGCCATTGAATTATCCTCCTGTAATTTCTAATTTTGCTGTAACAGTCAAGGTATATACAAAATAACCTTGCTCATCTCTACCGTTGATACCTGGCTTACCAACCACCAAAGATAAAAACATATAAGAGTTGTCTGTGCTAGATAGGTCAATATCAACATCTGATAGCTCTCCACAAATAGCCCAAATGGTGTCACTTGCCTTTTGGTTGCTCTTGCACTTAATAGCAATCTCAAAGGGTAGTGAGACCTCTCTAGTACCATCCATGTACTCTTTATCAACAGTTCCACCATGTAAAGCATTGATAACCAGGTCATCTTCATCATCTTTGAAATAATCTAACCTAGCCTGCAATGGCAAATCTGCAATCTGATTAACGTGTGCCAGTAGCACATCTTGAAAATTTTTGTTATTCTGCATTATTTAAGCCCCATCGCCTTAACGGCTGTATCTTTCCACCTGTCAAGGTGTTTATTTTTAGCTTTTACATACCAGTTTTTACCAGTACCATCTGTTGTATATTCCTTAAAAACAACTATCCCATTAGTACCGTAAAACTGCGCTCTAGCATAAACAGTATTCCAGTTGACAGTCTCACCTTGTAAGCCAATGGTTGCACTAGCTCTTAAAGCTCCATCTCTCAACGGTACATAGGCATTTGTGTCTAATAAAATTTGATTAGCCATTGCCTGCCGCCCTCTCCTTACTGCCTCTGGTGATACTTTTTTAGTAACACCTCCAAGGTCAACGTGGGCATGGGTAACAAATCCTTTAGCCATTAGATAACCTCCACCTCATAACTGAAAATTTTACCGTTAAGGGTATTGACCTCATAACCAGTAACAAGGTAATCACGCACCCCATCATTGACCAACGCACCCAGCCAACTATCATCAACTGTCACATCAACAAATCTAGGGTAGATGAATACTTTTCCGACATTCTGCCGTGTTTTAGAGTTGTTAGTACCCACAACCTGCACCGACCTATCAAACCTTACTGGCTTAATATCCGATGGGTCAGAGTAACTTTCATCTCCATAAATATTCTTGCCCGCAACCTTTCGGACAGAAATAGTATCAGTCAATAGCCGTTTATCTATCATAATCAACTCCCACAATTAAGCTAAATCCTGCTTGTTTTAGGGCGTTCTCAGCATCCAAGCAAAGGTTGAATTGTTGACCTGCTGAAATACGGTGTTGACTGCCATAATCAATCTTGGTACGACCGATAGATACGCTCGACATGGTTTGTTTTTCATCAGCTGTCATGATGCCGGAGCTATCCAAATAAGCAATCTGAAAGCCCATAGCTAGCTTTACAGCAGACTTGCGATAATCTGCCTCTGTCTCAAAGTCAATGTACTGTTGGTAAATGCCTTGAGTATAGAGATTGATAGCAATTTCTGCCCTTTTAGCTAGCTTGTCAAAGCCAGTCACATCATCAAAACCTAAATCATTAACAAACTCATCTTTGGTTAAATAAGACATAGTAACCTCCCTTAAAAACAAAGGGTGTTGCCACCCCTTATTTATTCAGCAGCATCTTCTACTGTTTCAGTATCATCCACTTTCTTTTTGCGCGTTGTCTTTTTAGGTTTTTCCTCAACAGTTACAGATGTATCAACTGGTACAAGTACAACCTCAACATCTGGGAAAGTTAGCTTGAGGTCTTTATTGACCTTTTCAGCATAATCTGGCTCAAGGTCAATAACCTCATCGACAATCACGCCTTTACCTAGTGATTGAAAAACTAGATTTTTTGTTGCTTTATAAAGTGCCATTGCTCACCTCCTAAACAACTGTTCCAGTAACTTTAACAACTGCTTTCTTGTTATCATCCAAGATGTAAGTGCCACCTTTAGCAGCTGCTTGTAGTTTCACACCATCAAACTCTGTTGCCTCGATAGTACGAGCTGTTGAGATACCAACAAATGGGATAACAATGCCATCTGGTGAGAATACAGCCAGCGTACCCTCTTGGAAATATTGAGCTGGGGTTTCAACCAGAGCAAATCCCTTGTAACGTGCAAGCCCATTATTATCAATAGATACACTTGAGCCTTTAGCAGAGGTATTGGCTGTCATGTCAATAATGGCATTGTACAGCTCTGGGCGTAGATAGATGGCGACTGGTGCGGTCACTTCTGTGTTGATGTAATAGGCTGATACCTTGTTAAATAAGGCTTTTACCTGTTCTTCGGTAAAGTCAGCAAGTGCCTCTGTTTGTCCTGCGGCATCAGACAAGAACTTCCCAATCTTGGTGTTCATCTGACGGGTCTGTGCCTCTGATTGCAATTTCAAACGGTCTGCAACAGCAGCATTAAGGTCATTATTTACTGTGTAACGATCAAGACCTTCATGGATAGTTAGGGTGTAATCATACTCAACATCAGTATTTTCATACTTGATTTCTGTTAAGTTTCCAAAACGTGAATTGGCTCCAGAACCATCGCCAAAGCCTCCATCATTCACACCTGTTTTGTAAGTTCCAATAACTACTGGTGTGTTATTAGTCTTAACAGAGAATGCTTTAGCGTTTTCTTGCACACCATCCAAAACTTGGATAGCAGACAAAGCACCAGTAAAAGCTGATTTAACACCAAATACTGTTTGTAAAATACCAGCATATTGCTTTTCATAGCGACGTACTGGGTTATTTTGATTAGTCATGTCTAATCTCCTTTCTTTTATTTACCGTACCCATCAATAATTGCTTGGAATGGGTCAGCATCATTTGTTCCGTTAGCTGCCGGGTTTCCGGTAGTAACGATATTTGGGTTAGGTTTGTCATCATCTGCCTTGAAAAGATATGGGTCACTTTCCTTTAAACCTGTGATGGTGTCATCTAGTTTTGGTTTGCCATTTTCATCAAGTTCAATGGCATCAACATCAATGAATTTCATTAAAGTTGATGGATTGTGTGCGTTGGTATCTTTCAATGCAAGATTGATAGCATTGACCTTTTGGGTTTGTGCAAGTTCAGCAGCTGCATCCGCTTTGTATTTGTCATATTCAGCTTGCAATTTATCAAGAGCTTCTTTCTGTTCAGCACTTGTATTTGCATCTGCTTTCAACGTTTCAAGCTGTGCCTCTGTGTTTTGCAACTGTGATTTAAGGCTATCTCGTTCTTGTGTGATAGTTTCCAAGGCTGATTTATCTGCATTAAGCTCTTTACCACGCAATGCAAAGACTTCTTTAGCCTGTTCCTCTGTCAATCCAAGTTTGAGTAGTTCATCTTTTGTAAATGCCATTTATAACCTCCTAGTCCTTTTTTAGGTGGTCAACCCCCACCAAAAGCAAAAACGTTATTTACTATTTCAGTTTACTTTGGGTTAAATGGGATTTTTTACGGTTTTAAACACAAAAAGAGGGCTACTAACAGTAACCCTCTTGATACTTAAACGTATATACGCTCTCTACTATAATCTCGACTTAAAAAAACATGATTATCAACAAGAACTCTGATTTTACCTTGATAAGCTCTAACTTTAAGCCTTTCAGCCTGTATCAGCTCATCATCACCCATTGTCGTTGCATAGTGCAAACGCTCTTTATGGTCTCTAATCTTACGCTCTAAGGCTCTTTGTTTAGCCTCGATACGTGCATTTTCTTCTGCTTGCTCTGGTGTTAGGTGTTTAATATAATCTGGTAACTCTGAAATAGTGTTTACTCCAACTATAAACGGTGTCAGATAATGCCCGCAATGGACACCTAAACACCCACCAGCAGTACCAAAGCCATAATCAAGCAAGCTATGTATGGTAATACCTTTTTCTATCCTACCAGCTCCTTTTGTAACAATCTTACCTTGCAATGGGGCGCAAGCAGCCCTAGCACTTGATTTGATTGAGTAGTAAAAGGTGTCAATACCAAGCTCCTCTGCCGGTCTGGTACGCATGTCATTATATACCCTGTAAGTTGTTGTTTTAATGATTGCCCTAGCATAGCTATCTGCCCTCCAATCTCTACCAGCGCTATCTGTAAAGCCAGTAAAACCCTTTTTCTGCCATGCCATGATGGTATCATGTAAAGCTCTATCACTTGTTTTAGTACCAGCTACCACTTGTGCTACTGTCTGCTCTACTACTGACTTAAAAACAGCTTGTATGCTTGCTGGCAAAGTGGAATTGATAAGATTAAGGTCATTGATAGCCTGTTGAGTGTAAGCCTCTAGGGCATCTGTCACACCGTTTCTAACCTCACCACTAGATGACCTTTTCAAGTCCTCCTCTAGTTGCTGCTTAGTGTCTTGATAAACCTTTAGCCCCTCATTTTCGACAACTTCACGCAATAAACTCTCTGCAATCCCTGTGCGCTCAACAATAATTTTCAAGTTTTCCTCATTGAGCATATACATATCATTTAGCTTTTCAAGTTGCCAAATATAGGGATTTTCTGCAAGGTCAGCATTACCACGCTCTTTTAAGCGCCTAATCATGCTATCAAATAGCTCAATCTGCATCTTAGAGTAAATATCACTCACACCCTGCATCTGTAATGATAGTTGTTGGTCATTGATGGTTGGGCGTTTCTTAGTGTTGCTCATAATTAAGCCTCATCTTCATCATCTACTGTATCTTTACTGTTTCCTACTGTGTTTTTTGTGTGTTTACTGTATAGGGCAAGCTCTGCATCATTCTCTGGTGGTAGCTCTCCATTGATTTCAGCAAGTTCTTTCTCTGCCTCATCCTCTGTGATGTTCAATGTCTTTGCAATACCTCTTTTCTGTGTTGCAAATCCAGCAGCTACCATCTTCATCCAGTAATCAAGTTCTGCATGTCTATCAGTAAACACGCCATCATCAAGATTTACTGATATATCATCAAGTTCTGGGATATTACCTTTATAAATACCAACAGCCTTACCAAGTTCACACATAGATACACAAAGCTCTTTTATCGCCTGCTCGACTAAAGCAACAATGCTATTCCTCATTTGATAGGTATCAGAGTTTTCACTTACAATCTCTGTTGCTGTCTTAACTCCTTGACCATCAAACGTAAACATACCACTAGATACGCCAATCTGCATTTCAAACAGTTTAAGCCCTTCTGAAATAGCTGAAATATAGTCGGATGACCTAATAGGCGTTGTGAGGTCAACAATACCTCCACTGTCCATGTTACCAGCACTAATCTGCATATAAACATTTTGTTCTACATCAAAACGTCGTTTAAATGCTATCTCTCCATTTTCATTCTGTACCTGTAATTGAGTCAATTGTTGTGGTACAATCACGCGCCTTTGCCCCATCTTAACTTCCCAAAGAAATTCATCATATGTACGATTGATAAAATCAATTGTTGTCTTAGCGTTATCAAAGATTGATAGACCTAGTGGGCTATTGATGTCTTTATTGTTCATCCCGGGCGTTTTTAAGTAAGTAAATAGTGGGCGTGACAAGTCTTTTATTGGTGTTACTGGTTGCAAGTCTGGGTATAGCTCACTCAAATTCACACGCTGACCAAGTGTGCTATCTGATGTTGATTTGTACAGCTCATTAGTAATACGGTATAGGCTCTTATCTTTTGTACTGCCTACTTCTTGCCCATCTGGTGTTACCCACTCATGGAACTCAACAAGTGTATAGTACACATTCTTTCTATTTTCTGTCTTGATGGTTTTATTCAAGATAGCAGCACTTGATACATCCTGTGTGTTACTCTGTAATGGCAAAAATACTGGTGCTTGAATAAATGCCACACGGATTTTATCGCCATCTACATAAGGGCGCATAGCAAGCCCACCAAGTGCCAATGCACTCTCCAAATACCGCTCAAAGTTCTTGTTAAATCTGTCATTCCCTAGCATGTCATTTAGAAAGTCATTAAGCGTGCTATCTTCTGCTGTAATCTCTGCCTGTTCATTGTAAACCAAGCTAGCAATCTTCTTAGCTGCTGTCCTAGCAATAGGCAAGTGTTGCATCTTTCTATGTTTTCTATCACCATCTGTGTTGATGTACTCAATGTCATCAAATTTGGATTGGTAATAAGATAGATTGTGCTGAATGCGACTAAACTCCTCTTGAGTTACAGCAATCTTTGGATGGTCAAGGATGCTGTTTAAATTTGATGTTTCCATGTTATACCTCCCACGTTTGAAAAAATCTTTTACTTTTTGTATTAGGCTCATATTTGCCCTCCTTATGAATTACCCACACGCAAACTAAGTATTTTGGCATTGTCTAATATAAAATACTGTGCGACATCGCATGTGTGGTCATCGTCTTTAATGACATTTGGGTTATCAGATTGTATGGTCTTTTCATCCCATCTGTACATTTTGTGTTCCTCGATAAATACCTGGTTATCCTCTGTATTGAGATAATAAAATCTACCTTGTGCAAGTAATGATTGGAATGTGTCAATCATAGTTACTTTTTTCAATTTAGCCACTGGATGCCACCTAATACCAAAATCAAGATACATCTGGTTTCTCAAAGCTCCCTCTGCGCTATCAATTGTATATTGCAAGACAGGCACTTTATACTTGCTGATAACGGATTGCATAAAGCTATTGATGTCTTGTGATAACTGGCTAGGTGCTTTCTTGATTGCTTGACCTGCTGGGCTATAATACCAAGTATCAAGTAAGATTACTTTGCCTTTAGCTGTAATGCCAAAAGCACAACAAGCGGTGGCTGATTGTTGGTGTCCTCCATCAAGTGCAAAGGATATACCAATAAGCCTATCATCACTTGGCAAAACCTCTAATGGATGGAATGTACTCATGTTATAAACATTGTCTCCTAGACCGACAGCCTCCCCAAGATATAGATATCTAAAATAGTCATAATCATTCTCCTTGATGCGCTCAATATCTTCTAGCATCTGCTTCGTTACAAACCCAAGCCGATCATCAAGGTAGGTGCTAGAATGTGCTAAATAATTTCTGTTTGTTTTGATAGTTTCAAACCACTCATTTATCCAGCTGTATGGGTTTCTTGGTGGGTTGTAAGACCAAAAGATTTGTACAAATTTTGCTCGTGGGTGTTTTTGGCGTATAAAGGTTACGTTAGATTGGTCAAAATCTTCTTGGTTATTAAATTCTGCCGCCTCTTCATACCAAACCGCAATAATATTTCCAATATCATTCGATTTCAACTTTTGGAAATCATCTTGTCCATAGAAATAAAATGATGCTCCTGTGGCTTTATGGGTGATTTTGAACGGGCTAACTGTCTTATCAAATTCATCAGACATACCAAAAAGATTGATTGCCCACCAAATTTTATTAAATACACTATCACGGATAGTTTTTGCAACTTTACGGATAACAACAATATTTGCCGTTTCTTCTGCTCTAATGTATCTGCTCATCATATAAACCAATTTCAATACTATAACAGATGACTTGAAAGAATTTCGCCCTCCTTTTAGCACATTGTATGGCAATTTTGACACCCAAACAGATTTAAAATGTGGATTTACGTTTTTTTGGACATTAAAGGTCATCTGTTGCACCCTCCACTTCATCAGCCCACTCATCCACAATATAGATAGGTTTGCTTGAGGTTTTACCAGCACTCTCACGCTCTTTGTTATCCAATTTAAGCGACTTGATACGTTCTCTTTGTTCTTGGATGTCGTATCTATCTTTAGTGTTTGTTAGTTTAATAATATTTTCTGTGGCTTTTTGGTTACCATTTATCGCTTGTTGGAAAGTAGCAAAAGCCAATAAAGCCTCGTTACTGCCATCCATACCCATATCTTCAAGTTGCTTTTTGATATTGCTGTCTGTAATGTCTAAAGTAAGCAAGGTTTCCATAGCTTTTTTGAGGTCAGCTTTTCTCCTCCTTGCAACACCAGATGCCTTTCCTCCCTTAGATGCGATTTTCTTTTGTTCTTCTTTTGTTCGCTTATTCATCGGTGTTAGATTTTTAGTTCCATCTCTAGGCAATTTCTGACCTCCTTTCCAACAAAAAAACCACAAGTATTGCTACTCATGGTTTCATTTTATCTATTAGAAAAGGGGATGTTTTACTGTTATTTATAATTTTGGGTACAAAAAAGCACCCGTTGGGGTGCCGTCCACTTTAAACGCAAGCGTCAGGATTTGAACCTGAGCATCCTCAATCAAGGCGCACTCCCCCTATGCTACTCCTTGCGTTTCTTAATGTAATTATACCACTCTTTATTTACTCTTTCAACCAACTTATGCTCTTTTGTTGTTAGATTTGTACCACCTTTTTTGCCAATTTCATACTCCGCATGATTGTAACCATGATGGGCGTGGGGTTTCATGCCTTTATGTTCATGGTCTAAATCAATTTGCTTATTTCTTTTATTACTTGTGTCAAAATAAATGATACTTTTAGGGGCATCTTTCTGTTTGTTAATTAATACATAGACCCTGCCCTTTGTCATAGTTTCCATTGGTGTTTTTGCATTACCACCATTATAACTAATAAATTTAATGTTACCTGCTGTATGTAAGGTGCTATATTCTGTACCGTATTTCTTACCTTTATCACTCATTCCAGAGCTTGCCCCTCTGCCTCCCATGTGTCCATCCTTTCTGTTGTGTCATTACCAAAATAAATAACCTCGATACCTTTATAATCATAATCTACCTTACCACCATATACTAAGATACGCTTGGGGCTTATCTTTTCAATCATGACATCTACACCATTTTTCCATAAAGAAAAGCGCTCTTTGTTCTTCTTAATACCTATGGTGCTGATTGCTACTGTACTATTATGAGGTAAACCATCAAAGCAAAATTCATAACTTTCTGAGGTTGTCCATGATACGGTTGGTATCACTGTATAGCCCCAGTTCTGCATCATCTGCCCTATCAATCTTGACCTATATATATTCCATAATTGCATTGCTATTGGCATATCAGTATACAGGCTAAAGTCTGGTGTAAGCACACAATCAAAATCAGCTAATTTCTCTATATAAAAATCTGGGCGTTTCCAAACTCTCTCAAACTGATAATCATCCAAGAAAAAATGCACACATGCCGAATAGTTAGGTTTGTTCAAAACATAGTTAAACCCTTGTAGTTTAGTTGGCACATGGTCTACTGGCTCAAGAGTAGGGATATTATACTTGCCAGCTGTGCGCCTGGCATCATAATCTAGCAAGTTATACTGGTTAATAGTGTTCTGTTTGTGATTTTGTTTTGTTGACATATTAGCCCCCTTAATAAAAACCTATGTACCTTGATTATAGATACATAGGATAGGGGCTTTTTACGGTTATTTTGACAATGGGATGTGCTTATAGGTTGAAACAAAGTAATTATCAAACCATTTATTGATATAAGCATAGGCTGGGCTAGGGCTTAGATATAAAATTTTATGACACGCGCCAATGACATTGATATTTTCAAATACATAAACCTCTTTTATTACTTTCAACAATTTTTTATCTGATTTTCTGATATATTCATCCGTTACACTTTTCAGATTAACTAAAAAAGCGGATTGTTCAATGTTATTTTCTAAAAAAGCCTCATGTATCTTTTGTTCAAGTATTGTTCTTTGTGGGTTCTTCTTATCCCTCAAAAAATACCACTTGAGCCAATTGATTTCTCTACGGTGGATAACCGATAGGCGCTCTATCTTCTTTTTAGTCATCTTCTACCTTTATAAATTGTACGCTTTTAATAAATTTAGGATTTAATAAAATATCTCTATTTTCCCCTAAAATAACTGTATGCCCATTATTCATTTGAGATATAATTTTATCTCTAATATTTTCTAATTTGACATCATCTTGATGAAATACCTGCGCTTCAAATCCATCACACTTGACATAAACTTTAATCATCTTTCACCTCATAAACATCACCAATTTTTATCTTTTTCCATTCTGATTTATCCAATGAAAAAGTTTCTACCAATCTCTCACCATCAACCTCTCCTTTTATCTCAATAAGGTATTGCTCTGGGTGTACTTGAGGGAACATACCTTTATTTACATAAACAAAGGTAGTATATGATGGTTGGGTGTACTTATCAACGACAGTACCCTTACTTAGCCTATGACACCCAAAAAGTAGAGTGATTGCCAAGAATAAAACTACCATCTTAACCTTTTTTATCATTCATTGCCTCCTCAATATCAAATACCAACCGATAATGCCCCTTTTCTTCACTCAATCCACCATACACGAAAGACAGCTTTTTAATAACCTTGTGATTATCGTCTGTCCAAATACCCGCATCAGTCATGCCATCAATAATAGCTTTTACTGTCGGATATAAATTAGGTGGGTCTAGCTTTGACTTAGTAGGGCTGTAAATTGTAACTGTAACCTCACAAGGGTTAGAGGGGCTAAAAACAGCCCTCTCTTTATCCTTGCTTGCCAAAATGTGCCAATAAGCAAAAGCTCTAATACGCTTAGTTATTTTGGCTTTATCAACATTATGAAATCTATCATTGCTATTAACAACCATATTTAGAGCTTTTAGCTTTGTGTTGCGTGGCAAAGAAAACTCAAATTTCATTTGATGCTCCTGATTTGATGTATAGCCTCACCAAGCATCTTGGTTGCATACTCAAAACCAGTTATAAAGAAATCATGATATATTTTTTCTTCTCCCTGTGGCATTTTCTGATATCCAATACGCATCTGTTCTGATGCTCTAGTAAAAACACCCTCAATATAATCCATACCTTTAATAATTTCTTTTTTCTCACGCTCAAGGCGTTTTTTCTTTTGGCGTTTATTCATGATTGTTTGCCTCCTTTGTCTTTGCAATACCAGCGATACTATCCTTATAAAAAGTTACTGACTTTCTTTCTTGTGATGAAACACCAAAATATGTAAAAGAAATATTCAGAGCATCGGGATTATAATCTTCAACATCTTTAAAATATGCTGTGTTTCCGTTTTTAAAGTAGATTACAACATTCATTTTTTACCTCTCCTAATAATTATTTCAAATGGATAATCAACTAAGTTAGTTGTCATTTCAAAACTAACCTCTTTCAGGTTTTCTTTTCTGACAAGCTCAACCACACTCTCAACAATTTTCTTACCTGTTAAGAGCTGCATGTCGACTGTATTATTCTCCATTAGCCACCTCTCTGCGTTAAATACTCTGGGGCATTATCCCCAATGTTGATGCTATCATACTGTTCTTTAGTCACAAGAAACTTGCCATAAGCTCCAATTGTAACGGTGTAATGCCCATCAACAATTGATTTCTCTGTAACAGTACCAATGAGATTACCATCAGCATTATCTACTTGATAGATGATAACTGGCTTTCTTTTCTCAAGCTCATGTACCCGGTTTTGTAAATCCCTAATTAGATAAGAGCTTACAAAAAAGGTACCTACCAACATGAGCGATAAAAATTTTACAGCATCTTTCATCTTACGCCCCTATCAATATTTTAATAGCAGTATAAATCAAACCAATAGCATAAGCATCAGCAATAAACCAAGCTATAGTAGCAGATTTATCTTCTTTATAAGTCTTTCTTCCTGTCACAATAATAAGAATAGCTAATAATAAACAAGCGCTAATAACCATAAATTTTAGAAATTCAGCCATATCAGTACCTCAAATAGCTTACTTTGTAGATTTCAGAGTTTCTACCTAATTTACCTCTGAAACGTTCAGCCTCTTTCTTTGTTTTAAATTCATGCTTTTCATATTTTATGGTATCTCCACGCCCTTTAATTGGTATCTGTACTACCCAACACATGCTATTTACCACCTAACTTTTCAGCTAGCTTGCCAATAACTTCTGCAAGCTGTTCTTTTAGTTTAGGGTCTGTGATGTCCTCAATACCGTGAGCATCTCCTGTTTTTAAATTGACAGTAATTGAGTCAACAACTGATTCATTGTCCTCCTCTTCGTCATCAAATAAGTCTTTAACACTTTTTCCATCCAAAATATCCAGTAAGTCATGACTTATATTATGTAAAAGATTAGCTAATTTGAATTTCTTAACATCTCCTTTAAGTAGGAAATGTAACATCCCCTCTTTGCTATCGTCGTGTAATTCGTTAGCAAACTCTTTCAAGTTCTCTACGATAGTTTCAGCTGCTACTGTATTTTTAGTTTCTTTAGTCATTGTTTGTTTCCTCCAGATTTTAAGCTAATACTGTAATGTGTTCTTGGTCTGCTAGTTGCTCTTTTAGATAGGCTGCAATGTTCCCTACTGCATCAGCAACCCAACGCTTACCATCTGCCTCAAATAAAGCCATATTTGCTTGTTTATCAATTCTGAATACAAATAGACTTGCTGGCTGTTCAACCTCGCTAAAGGTACGATATGGGCGCAAAGTAACTGGGTTTGGCGCTTTTCCTTTAGCAAGACTTGCTACACCTGTTTTTACAGTTGCTACTTGAGATACTCCGTTATCTTCAATTTCAGCACCATTCTCAATTTTCAATGCGCTAGCAAACTCAAGCAATGTACCACGGTCATTATCATCAATAAAGTTTGATTGCAACATGATATTAAATTGCTCTGATGATAGGAAACGCCCAAAAGATAGCTCTGGGATGCGTGCGCAAGATTTTGCTAATAACGTTCTTTCCTCAAACTCATCATTTTCTGAATAAACACTCACTTCATCATTTTTTTCTACAACAACAATCAAACGCTGATTGCTTAAATTATTCAATCCCGATTTTAGATAATCAACAAGGCTTGTCAATGTTGAAAGTTGCATTACCTTTGGATAGCGTTTAGGGTCAAGCTCTTTTAGCTTGAATTTGTTAGCATCGTAATACTCTGTACCATCTGCTGCTGTTAGAATTTCCAAACCATGCTCGTTTAGTTCTACTGCGTATTCCAATGCTGCTTTAAGATTTTCTGTTGTCATATTATTTACCTACTTTCTTTTTATTAAAATCAATAATGTCTGGTTGTGGTGTTTCTTGCTCAACTTCATCTACCGATTGTCCAATGTCTGTAAGGATTTCTCCGTTTTCATCAAAATACATTTGACCAGGTACTGTACTTTTTAATTCGTTAGCGTGCACTTGTCCTGTATCTAAATCACGACCGACAAGAATTGTTGTTGCTACCCCATGTTGAGGTGCAAGCTTTGATTTAACTTCCATAGTCGTATCTACTACTGTACGTTCTTCATTAGAGGACATAGTAAGCGTGACTGTTATTTTTCGTTTTGCTTTAGCCTCCGTGTTGAGGTCTAAGATGTTATCAAAGACTTTCTCAAGCTCATTATCTAGCTTTTCTTGTAGCCCACCCTCTGCGATATGGGATAGGTCAAGCCCAATTAGTTTCTTTTCCATGATGTTCCTCCGTTAAAATAAACTTGGTTGATAGTTAGATAGCATCTGCTCCTTGGCTTTGTTGTAAAAATCTTTCTTGATTTCAAAGCCATAAGCATTTCTATTCATTTCAATAGCAGCTCTTAGTGTTGACCCGCTACCTGCTACCGGGTCGATAACAACATCGCCCTCATCTGTAAAAATCTCAATCAACCGTTTTAAGACTGGTATAGGCTTCTGTGTTGGGTGAATAACTGGATAAGAGCTATCCTTTTCCCATGGGGCATGATTAAGTATCATTGCCCCCCCATTATTGAATTTAGGTAGCTTATCACGATATAAAACAGTTGCCTCCTCAACTGCTCCTACTATTTTCATATTAGCTTTTAGCACTTGAGGGCTTGATTTTTTCGTGAAATAAAGTGGATAAGCATTGTTAAAACCATGCTTTTTGCCACACTCAATAACCAGTTGTCGCTGTTGCCAAGAGTGAAACACAATCATTGCTGGTGCTTTGCCCTTTTCCTTAGGCTCTTTCCGTAAAAGACGGCTCGCAAAGTCAAAAAAGTTATTGATTTTGAAATCATTATCTGTGTCAAAGAAAGATTTACCTGCCAACTTACTTTCTCCGTTCTTGTTATTGCCATCTTCATACCAGCGTGGGTCACTTGCATAGGCATTGTTACCTAAGTTGTAAGGTATATCAGCTATGATAAGTTGCGCTCGTGATATGTTATATCTTTTGGCATTCTCGAAATGGTCATTATATAATTCAGCTTTCATTGATGACCTCGCTATTTCAAAAGATTTTGCAACTTATGCAATTTTTCTTGGCTATCAAGTAATTCTGTATACGTTTCTGCATTTAGAATGACATAACCAGCCAAATCACTGCCAATAGGTAACTTATCATTTGGAAATAACTCAAGTTGCCCCGGTGAGTTATCAATTGCAATTCCATCAAAAGACTGTTGCTCTGTTTCTTTTTTCTTCTTAGTAAAAGTATTTGTGATAACTTCAATTTCTGTGTCATCACTTAAAAATACAGAAACATGAGTATTCAAAGCCTCAGCAAAGGCATCAATCTCCTCTAATGTTGGAGACGTAACATTTCTTTCAATATCACTTACTCTATTTTGAGAAATACCAACCATTGGGGCTATATCGTATTGAGTAAGTCCAGCATCTTTGCGAATGTTTCGCATTTTTATGCCATCAAATACTTTCATTTGTAAACCTCCCCACCATTTGTGTACCATTTGTTGACAATCACATGCCTTGCAATCTCACATTGTGTTTGTGGGTGTTGATAATGAGATACCTTTGCTTTGTGCTTTTTGATAGCCTGCAAAGCATAAATTGTAATCATGCCTGCCCATGTAATAGATATGAGAACAGTAAGTGTCATAATAATCTCAATTTTTGTCATTTTTTTCTGTGTCCTTTTCAAATTGGTTTAATACAGTCTGAAATATATCTAAAAGTAACTTTTGAGGTATATTAGACCGCTCATTGTATGATTTTGAGAAATTACCCCATTCAACCTCTGCTGGATTTATTTCATTGTTAAGATTTAGAAAAAGGTTACTTGCAAATTTTGTAGGTTTTTGCAAAGGGTAATCATAGTTGTTGTATCGTGTTGGGTTTTTATAAGGTAAATGAAACCCTATAATTTGCTCAATGTATTTCCACAAGCGCCCTGTAGCTGGATTTTCGATTATCCAATATTTTGGCTGATAACGTTTAATGATTGCAATAGTGTTAAACGCACATAGCTCTCCATTAACACGTTTCATAAACTGCCTATCATACTGATAGTTGTGGTAAGCATCTTCATAATCTTTACTCGTTCTGATTGTAAACATGCTAGGGGGTATTTGTGGCTCAAATAAGCTATCTGATAAATCTTCCTGTTTCCAACAAGCATTGCCATTTGCAATTGCACTAGCATTTGACCAACTTTCACAAGGTGGGCTAGCTATTATTAAATCTGGATGGGGTAGCTCGTCAAGTGTATCAAATAGCTTGTTATCGCCAAATAACCGTGAGTAATCAGCAAGATTGAGGGGGATAAAATGATTGTTCTTGTTTTCTATGTCAATCCCTATGGGATATACTTCAATCTTCGCCCCCCCGAACTATTAAGCGTGTTGATAGCTTTGGTGTATGAGCCATTACCGCTATCAAACAGCGCCCATACTATCATTTTCTGCACACTATCACCCTCTCATCTTATGTTTGATAGTGAAAGAGTGTTTAGGTGGTTCATCTTCAAAGACATCTTGAAACTCTTGGTTGATTTTCCGGATATTGAAAGGCTCGAAAGCGTGGAAATAATATCCATGCTCATCAAGTTCACCCTTAAAACCAGTTGCCCAGCTCAAAAATACTGCTTGCTTGCAAGTTGGGCATGTGATGCCTTTTCTGTGTGGTGCTGTTTTTAAAATCTTACAAAATCCACAATATGGACATTGCAAATCAACTTTTACTCTCTTCATCTAATAACTCCTATCTCAAAAAGGTAAATCTGAATCATCAATATCCATAGGATTTGTAGTCTGCCCTTGGAAAAATGAGCCTTGTTGTGGTGATGTATCAAATGGTGATTGGTAGCCACCTTGGTTGTTTGCATTTTGGAAATTACTGCCTTGATTGCTGTAGTTTTGTTGTTGACCTCCAAAGTTTCCTTTGCTTTGGCTGTTTGGCTGCTGGTTATAATTACCTTGATTATTGTTATTTCTGCTTTGATTGTTCTGTGGGGCGTAACCATTGATAGCGGTAATAACTACTTGTGGATATTTGTTCCCATCATGTTCATTTAGTCTGTAATATCCAGAAACGGTTACTAAATTTCCAGAGTTATCATAGAGAATATCCCCTAACTCTCCAAATGCAATAACACCAATATAACCACTTTTATAATTGCCATTTTCATCCTTACCGTTGTTAAAACTCATGGATGCTGTGCAATAGTTAATTTCTTTGCGGTTATAGTCGCTGTTGAAATTGACGTAACCCCTATTAGTAATCTCCATCTTGCACCTCCACAATATCAACATCAGTAATAGTTGGAGCATCCAACATAAAATTATCCTCGATTGATTTATGTGCAATTATTGCTGCCATATATGGATTATTAGCCATTACTTCCATTCCAAGGTCAAGTTGTTTCTCAGGATAATCATCAATAACGCCACATACGTAATATTTTTTTAATTCACCATCATACTTTTTCATCTTCCCTCTCCTTTAAATCAGTAGCTTTAACAAACACACCATCAACCATTTTCCCTTGACGACCTTTGATTTCATTCCATGCCAATTCAAGGCATTCTGTCAATGTCAAATCAAATTTCTTTGCTACAAACATTAGATAAACAGCAATATTACGGATGCTTAATTGAATTTGAGTACGTGAGTTAATACGGCTTAATCGTGTTGAAATATCAATCAAACTGTTAGCAATCAATCCGATTTCTTTTGCGATGTGCAAGTAAAGCACTTCTACTGACCACTCATCCACGTAATAATAATTGTGTTGTCCATTTTCATCTGGATTAATAGTTAGAGAGATTTTAGATAACTCCATTTGTTGGGCTAAAATAGTTAAAACAACCACCATATCCCCAATGCTATCAGCTACCTTTTCCTTATCCTTGCGTACTGTTGCATCATTAAGCTCTCCCCACTCTTCATTGAGTTTGAGCATTTGAGATAATGGGCTCGCCTTATCAATCTCTTTTGCTGATGACCAGCCTTTTACATTTTCAATTAATTCATTAAAAAACATTTGGTGTACCTCCTGTTAGTTCTTCTTGTGTCTTGCCGTTGAAAAGCGTTTCAGTTTTAACGCCTCCCTTTTCAAATAGCTCTTTGTAATGTTTTGCTTGTGGATTGCCACCGGGGAAAGTTAGGCGTAAGTCATAGCTTGCTGGTTCGCTAGACTCAAATTTTGGCGCTTCTGGGGCTGTATTTTGTGCTTGAGGTGTAATCGGTGCACTTTCCAAAATCTCGCCTGTATCAGCATCATATGCCTTGATATTTGAGTTGGCTTGTTCTTGTGCCATACGTTCAATTTCTGCTTTGCGCTCTGCCTCGGCTTTAGCTTGTGCCTCTTGTTGTTCTTTACGTTGAGTAAGTACATCACGGTCAGATTTCATGATTTTCAAAACATCTACTAGTGATTTACCATCTTCAAGGTGTCTGATATAACTATCTGATGGCAAGTCGTATTCTTGAGCGTGTTCTCGGATAGCTTGCTGGTTTTGCTTATACTCTTGCAAGGCATCAAATTCATCAAGTACCAACTTATCTATTTCATCAAGTGTTGTTTTCTTGAGTTCAAACTTGCCTTGCTTGAAATACTTCTTGAGACTAAACTCATTGTATTTGTCTGCAAAACTGTTTTCATTTAACCCTGCCTCTTCGCATTTATCCTCAAAAGTAGCTCGGACAACATCCACGCGCGTCAATCGCTCATTTTCATCAATTGTATTAAGTCCTGCTGTGATGTTAGCAATGACACTGTCCAACGGCTCAACTTTTTTCTTGTACCATTTCTCAAATTCCTTATAAGGGTTGTTGATGTTGTTCTTGATTTCTTTCCGGCGTGTTTCTAGTGCCTCTTTCAGTTTGTTAAGGCGTGTACGCTCATCATAATCAGCTTTGTAAGTTGAGGCTGTCACCTCATAATCTGTGTACTGTGCAACGATTGCTGCAAGTTGTTTCTCTACGCTATCATAATCAACATTGATTACTGCTGGTTGAAAATCTACCTTGATTTCTGTCAAGGTGCTATTGGTTACATCTTTTGTCATGTGTTACTCCTATAAATTGTTAAAATCATTCATACCTTGAGCTTTAGCCATAGATGCTTGTAAGTAATTCATCACGGTTTCAAAATGCTCAACTGGTACTTGGTGAAAATCTTGGATTTGATAGTGTTTAGTAATATTGTCAACAAGTTCATCAAATGCTTTACCTGTTATATTTGATAATTGCTTAATACCATTCAAGATTTGGTTATATTGGTTATTGTCAACATAACTTATTTGATTTTGTTGCTGTGCCTGTTGGTTGTTTGGCTGTTGTTGCTGGTTATACTGACCTTGTTCTTGATTTTCCTCTACTGGGTAATCATCTACATCTTCCTCACCAATCGCAAACAAACCTTGTAAAGCATATTTTCTAGCATAAGAGCTGACTAATCCTGTCCATTGTGGCACTTGCATCTGTTGTATAGTCTTGCCTGTCTTTGTATTGATAATTGGCACTTCTGAAAGCTCAGCATATCCCGGTGCTTGATGTACCTCATCACCTTTTTTGACATAAGCGACTGCTTTATAAAACAATCTTCCCATGCGCTCAATGATGTCATCATCCTTAAATTCAAGCTCCCAACCACTGTCAATTTTTTTGAATTTTGTATAAATCTGCTCAGCGTTTCTAAAAGCATAGCTAACACCTTGTTTGCGCTCTTTATCTAGTTGCATCTGCCTTTGTAATTCCGAAAAAGTTAGTTCTGCCATTATTCAACCTCCCTAACAAACTTATAGAGTGGGTAAATAGCACTACCGTATTTTTTTACCCCTACCTGTTCTAAAATCCCTTGTTTAATCCATTTTTTGCACTTTACCTTTGAAAGTGTCGGGTTTACTCTGCTCCAACCACTACGATATGTTTGAGTGACAAGGATATAGCAAGCTCCGTTGAATAAAATCCTGTCCTTTCCAGATACAGTAAATTCCATGCGACCAATTTTTAAGCTAAATTCCATTTCCTCCTACCTGTGGATAACTCGGTTATCTCTTTCTTTATTTATAAGTATTAGTTTGTTGTTTATTAGTAATTATTATTAGTTAGTGCCGTAAGGCTCTAGATTGTTGTTAGTTAGTACTTGTTATATAGTTAGTATTTGTTAGTATGCGATTTTACAATGTTGTAAAGTACAATGTTGTAAAGTACAAAGTTGTAAAGTACAAAGTTGTAAAACCTAACTTTGTAAATCGTTATCACTTTCACTATTTGTGGAAACCGTTGATAACTCTTTCTCAAATCGCTCTAAAATATAAGTAAAATACTCATCTGTAATTGGCATATCCTGCACAAATCTATAATGCTGAATACCTTTACCGCGCCCTAAACTCTTTTTTAAAGTTCTCATATAACCATTTTTTTCTAACTCTTTAAAAGATGATTTGTGACTAGCAAGTCCATCTTTAGACCGTTTTGCAATCTCGTCTGGATAAATCCGCCAACTATCTTTATTGCTCAAGATGACCGCTAGAACACCTTTAGCAGAGCTTGAAAGGTTGGGGTCTTGTAAAAAATGGTTATTCATCGAGGTATAGTTTTCATGCGTGTTCGTGAAATATGTATTTCATCAACTGTTAGCCTCCAATCTACGCTCGTTCACTTTTCTAAAGAGTTCATATATTGGGTTATCATCTGGTATAACGTAGCCAGCAATACTATCTCTTTTTGTGCCATCTGCCATTGTATGGGTTACGGTGTAATGCTCTTTAACCATGTTCTATCCTTTCTAGCAATCGCTAAAATCGCAAGAGTATCAGCAATTGTCAAACCTACCAAGCTGTTAATTAAAGCATCGCTCAACTGATAGTATTTTCTTTGCCAATTGCTCACTAATAGTTGTTGTGTGCTGTTCAGTTCTTTCATTGTGTGGTATAATTAAAGTAGTTATTTTAGTTAGCGCCTCAATTGGATTGCAGTCCAGAGGTGCTTTTTTATTATCTCCACTTTTAACCTTTCTATTTTTTTATAATTTTATAGCTTTTTAGTTGCATTTACGCAACTGTATTGCCAAAAAAAATATCAATTGCTTCTTCCTTAGTTAATGGAACAGCAAGTGCAATATTGCCAGCCTCTTCGACAGAAAAAGTACCGCCATTTTTCATTTTTCGGTAAAACGTACTTCTATCGACACCAATACTGTCAGCTATTGCTTGTTGAGTTGTTCCTTTTTCAACAATCAACCCTTTTAACTTTTGAATATTAACCATTTTACTCTCCTTTCTAGTTGCTTTTTTGCAACTTTATGACTTTATTATAAACTCTAACATTGCCTATGTCAATACAAAAGTTTCATTTTTGCAATATATTTTGTTGCATTTTTGCAAAGTTAATGATATACTTATATCATATATGAAAGGGGGCTCTTATGGATATAGGCTCAAAATTAAAACAACGCCGGTTAGATGTAAAAATGAGTGCACAAGAATTAGCTGATAAACTTGGAGTTTCCAAAACAACTATTTATAGATATGAAAAAGGCGAAATTATCAAAGTCCCAACGGAGACACTGGAAAAGATTGCTAAAATTCTAAACACTACACCCGGTTATTTCATGGGATGGTCAGATAAAACAGAAGATAGTATAGCTGAAAGCACTCCTGAAATACTTACTATATATAACCAACTAGAACAGCCTAGACAGCGAAAAGTTCTTGATTTTGCCCAGGAACAACTCGAAGAACAAAAAAAATCTAAGGTCACTTCTATCTTTGATAAGTTTCAAGATGACTATATTAAAGACTACGTTGAGGGTTTGGTTGCTGCTGGATATGGTACATTTCAAGAAGATAACTTACACATGGAAGTTATGTTGCGTACTAGCGAAGTTCCAGATAATTACGATACTATCGCAAAAGTTGCTGGTGACTCGATGGAACCACTTATTAAAGATAATGATTTATTATTTATCAGCATAACCAGTCAATTAGATATTAATGACATTGGTATTTTCCAAGTAAACGGTCAAAACTTTGTCAAAAAGTTAAAGCGTGATTATGATGGTTCTTGGTATTTACAAAGCCTTAACAATAATTATGAGGAAATTTATCTCTCAGAAGATGATACCATTCGTACAATTGGTGAAGTGGTAAGTATTTATAGAGAAAGTTAAATAATATGTGCAATAACTGATTCACACTAAAAGCTGAGGAGAAAAAATATGGGATTATTTTCAGCCCCTATAAGATGCCCTTACTGTCGTTCAACAGATGTACAGTTCATGCAACAAGACAAGAAAGCTTTTTCTGTCGGTAAAGCTGCAGCTGGAGCTGCTCTTACTGGCGGTGTTGGTCTACTTGCAGGATTTGCCGGAAAAAAAGGTAAGAATAATTGGTTTTGTACAAACTGCGGTCGTACTTTCCAAACCAAAAAATAAACAAAAAGCCTCACCCTCTCCATCGCCAAATTTTGAGGGTAAGACTTAAACCAATTTGAAAAACAACCTAGGGTATAGGTCTTTTTTCTATACCCTATTTTACCACAAAACATGCAGAATAGGGAGAAGAACAATGAATAAAGTTGCTATCTATGTGCGCGTTAGTACAAAAGGACAAGTAGAAGAAGGATACTCAATTGAGGAGCAAATAGCCATGCTTACAAGCTATTGCAGTATCCATAAATGGACTGTTTTTGATACTTATGTTGATGCTGGTATATCTGGTGCAACAATTGAAAGACCCGAATTAAGCCGATTATCTAGAGATGCTCAAAAGAAAAAATTTAATACTATGATTGTCTATGACCTAAAAAGGCTTGGGCGCTCTCAACGTAATAACATTGCATTCATTGAGGATATACTAGAGAAAAATGGAATAGGATTTATCAGTTTAACAGAAAATTTTGATACCTCTACTCCACTTGGTAAAGCTATGGTGGGTATTTTATCAGCCTTTGGACAACTAGATAGAGATACTATTAGGGAACGTATGATGATGGGGAAAATTGGACGTGCTAAGTCTGGTAAACCCATGATGACAAGTACGATTGCTTTTGGCTATACCTATGATAAGCTTTCTAGCTCACTTAATGTCAATCAAGCAGAGGCTATTATTGTTAAAATTATCTATGATGAATACTTAGCGGGTAAGTCACTAACAAAACTAAGAGACTATCTAAATGAAAATGACTTGTTAAGAAAAGGTAAACCTTGGAATTATCAAGGTGTTAGCAGAGTTTTAAGAAATCCTGTCTATATTGGGATGGTTAGATTTAGAGGGGAAGTGTATCAAGGCAATCATGAAGCAATTATTGATGCTGAAACATTTGAGGCGGCACAAAAAGAACTCAAGAGGAGACAATTAGAAACCTACGAATTTAATAAAAACCCCAGACCTTTTAGAGCTAAGTATATGCTGTCTGGGATTATTAAGTGTGGTTTTTGTGGTTGTCCAATGGAAATCACTTTAGGCACTAAACGTAAAGATGGCACGCGCAACATACGATATCAATGTGTAAATAGATTTCCACGTACTACAAAGGGTATTACAGTATATAATAACGGTCAAAAATGCAATTCCGGATTTTATGAAAAAGCTGATATTGAAATCTATGTACTCGGTCAAGTAAGGCTCTTGCAACTAAATAAAGCAAAACTAGATAAAATGTTTGAAAGCCCAGAGATAATCAATGTTGAGGAAATAGAAAATCAAATCAACAGCCTAAACAATAAAATGAAACGACTTAATGACCTCTATCTAAATGATATGATTTCTTTAGATGACTTAAAAACCAAAACTTATACTTTCTTAAAACAAAAAGAGTTACTTGAAAATGAACTTGATAATAATCCAGCTATTCAACAAGAAGAAAACAGAAAACGATTTCAAAAATTATTAGGCACAAATGATATTACCCAATTAAGCTATGAGGAGCAAGCCTTCGCGATTAAAAACTTGATAAATAAGGTGTTTGTAAAGCCAGGTATCATTGATATAAATTGGAAAATTTAG